AATTAAATATGGTGCCTGAAAAACTTGTATCTCCAGTGTTATACGCAATTTGAATTAAATATTCATCCGCACTTTCACCCTCTGACCAAAAGAATTCAGGCGAAAAAGTGGTCAAAACACCTTCTACAACTGGATATTCTAATTGAGGTTTATCTGGAACTGTAAAATAAGTAAAATATGCACCCCTAACATCAAGCCCTGTGAAATCACCATTGGTAATAGTGTGAACAGGATCTGTTGTTGTGAAATTCACTGTGTCATTCCATACTTGCTCAGTCAGTTCACCATCAACATAAGTGTAATAGTTTTCATAGCCCAAGCCTTTATTAATCTCAAAACTAAACTCTGTTTCAATAAAATATTGACCTTTATCTTCAAATAACTCTTCTTTAAGTTGACCTAGTTTTTTTGAATATTGATCTGGATAAAAATCGTAAATATTTGTTGTAATACCGCTTGTGCTTGCTGTATATGTTTCGTATGGCTCATCTAAAAGAGGTTGTAATAATTTAGCATCTTCTTGAGCAAGCGGTTGGTCATACGCTCTAACAAAGTTAATTTGAGGATTACTTCCTAATTTTTGACCAGTTCTTTGCAAATATGTTGAATCTACTGGAGATTTTGGGTTTTTTGATTTAATCTCAGTTTGAACATCAATTGTAGGCTGATTTATTTGGAAGTTTTTAAATGTTTGATATTCAATTTTATAAACTTTGTGGATAATTTTTGTGATGGTTGTTATAGCACTTGTGCTACCTGTAAATGTATATCTTATAAATGGGTGAGCAAGGTTTGTAAATATGCTCAATGGGTTTTGACCATAATAGTCGTTTGTTCCACCTATCGTTGTATAGGTGGGAATTGTTTGTGCAAATACAGGCACATTACCACCATAGGATTGAGCCCAATAGTTATTATAAAAGGCTTGCATTGAAGAGTTATTATCTCCAACAGTTGTGTAATATCTTAATTTTTCTGGTATCGACATATCAATATTCTAATTTAATTAGCTAGGGTTGGAGGTATTTGCTGCCCCCCTATTAATGTTCCACTTGTTTCAATTATTCCGCCAATATCATACCCTTCTAATCCTGTAGTTATAGAATTAGGATTTACAAGCATTTGTACAGATGGATAACTAATCCCGCTCTCTATTGTTTCAACAAGAATTGCTTCAAGATTTATATTTGTTACGTCTAACTCAATTTGGTCATTCACTCCTGTACTTAAATGTATGACTGCTATAGCTGGTTCGTAAGCGTCTAATCTTGTCCTAAATTCTGAACCATCATTGAGACCAGGTTTGTAAACAAATTTTTGCCTATTAAATACAGTATTTCTTATTATAGTACCTTGGGTATCAAAAATTGTTGTAGCAGGAATTAACTGTTTAACATATGTGCTAAAATTAAGCTCAATTAAATCCAAGAATGGTTGTAATTTATGGAATGTCAATCTATGAGATTGAGGATTACTCCACATATAATAACTTAAATAAGCATTTCTTAATGTCGGATAAAAGAAAGAGGTATCTGTGTATCCTAAGACTTTTCTATTTCTTGGCTCTATTGAGTTTGTATAAATGTGCTCAATGTATTGAGCAAATGTCATTCCTGTAATGTTTTCTGGTTGAATTACATCACACTCGGCAGCATATTCAAAAGGAACAGTTAAAGAGCTAAAAGGTGGTGCCATACTACCCCATAACCAACAAGTTCCGCTAACTTGATAGAATTGAAAAACATCACACTCTATAGCCTGAGCTGGATCTAATCCTAATTCAATTTCTTTTGTATTTACTATGTTTTCAGAGCCAAAAACACTCTCATTTCCAACTACAACTTTGATGTTGTCAATTTCTTCTAGTGGGTCGAATTCAGGTCTCCATTGATTTATATAGTTATCTCCATTTCCTCTTCCAGGGCCACCTTCTTGAAAAATATAATTAGATACGCTGTAGTTTATGTACCCATTTTCATTTATTTTATTCGTATCAACTGCAAATATTTCTGTTGCCTGACCTACCTCAGTGCCTAGAGCACCTTCTGTCAATGTTGTATTTTGATAAAAAGCTTGATTAATTTTATAAGTAAATTCATCAAATCTTAAAAGACACTCTGGCGCCCCTAAGAGTTTAAATATAAACTGAATTGCATCCCTAGTCCCTTTCTTTTTGTATAACCAATTTATATTTATTAAAATCCTTCTCCATATCTCTAAATTATAATAAGAAAAAGAATTATCTGCTCCATCAGCATTTCCTGCTAAATATTGAAATAAGTCAAGTTCACTAAAACTATCAGATAATTTCCAACCTAACAAGTTGCTAAGTTTTTTTAAGAATTTATCTGGAACATTTTCTACTTTATTATAGGAAATTGTGTGCGCAAATGCTATACCATCTATATATTTTTTAATCTCATCAAATTCATGACCGTAACTTTGAACAAGACTTGCATATATTTGCTGCTGAGAATCAAGCTCAAGATAATTTTCAGGTATTACTGTTTTTACTAAAATGTTCGTTTTTGCATCATCAGTATTAGCTGCAGCTGTGAGCATTGATTTTTTAAAAGCTTCAAAGCTAGTTCCGTATGTATCTGGATTAAAACCATCTATGGTTGTTGGCCATAAAAACTTATTTTCTACTTCAGTTCTATCATTTTCTACATCTAACGTATTTAATGTAAAACCATACAGCATGTTATATTCCAACTCGCTTAAGGCGAATTTAAAATTTGCTAATCTTTGTTTTGTTGGCCTTATATAAATTGGTAGTGAACTTGTAGCTCCCGTAACTCCTTCTAGAAAATCATTAACAGAAAACTCTAAATATGCAACTGTATTGGAAGAAAAAGAAAACCCCTGTATTTCTAATACTTGTGTTTGAGCTGAACTAGTCGTAGAGCTCATTTGGATGGCGAACTGACTATAGTCGCTAGCAATTGATAAAGATCCTATTGAACTCCCTGAATTTATAATAACACTACCTTGATTTTTTAAGACAGAATATGGTATTTTAAAACTAGCAGATTTTTGACCTGTTAAATTATTATAGTTAGGCGTGTAATCATATATGGTTGTCCCAATTCCTTCATCATATGCTAATATGGCATATGGGAAACTTTCTGTAACACCATTTATTGCATTTACAACCTCTGTATAAAAAGACCCAAAGTAGGCGTAAGAATATGAATCTGAAGGATTTAAGTTTAGTTCATTGGGAGCTACGCTATATGCGTTAGGTGGTTTAAGATTAACTCCGTCAAGGCTTTCTAGAGTAGAAAAACTACCAAAACTAAGACCTAATGTACCAGCACTCAATGGCTCTGATGGGTTATCTGTATATATTCTGAAGTCACCAAATGTAAAAATTGATGGTGAACTAGAGTTCGCCAACCTTACATCTTCACCAGGTCTGTAAAAGACGGATAAAGTATTTGCTGTATCAGGTAATGTCAAAAAATTAGAAGGCACTTTTAATAGTATTTTTTATAAATATTACCAAAAAAGAATTCGAATCTAAAAGGTTATTACTTTTTTTAACTTAAAACTATTTAGATTAATAAGTTTTTATAATAATTTTTATCGAATATTTATTTATAAAAACTAGAAATGGGTAGTTACTTACAGCCAGAGCCGCTAACGTATATAAATATTAAATTAACTGACGCTGGAAGAAGAAATCTTTCTTTGGGTCAGCTTACTTTTAATTCAGTTGTTTTCTCTGATAAGGAAACAAATTATGGTATTGACAGAACTAATCAGTATGATCTTAGTTGTGGTAATAGAATTTTGTCTCCAATTGATGTCGAACCTAAATTAACTCTTAGTTATGATGGGAGTAGTCCTGCGCCAATACAATCTGTAGGTTCAGCGACAAAGATAGTAACTGCTATGACTCAGTCAACAGGGTTTTTCTCAGGCGCTACAAATAGATGGATTGTTGATTCAGGTCTTACAATAGGCCACTCTATAATTTCATATTCAGCACAAACACCAGGCGGCTCAAACACAATACAGATGACAGGCGGGACTTATTTCCCTTCTGGGGGCGAGTTAATGTTTGTTGTTTGGAACACTATTCAAAATAGTGGGGCTACTTATTCTGATCATTTAATAATGTCAGCCAATCCAAGTGTAGCGCTTTGGTATAGAGTGATGACTGCAAACACAGGTACGTCTATCGTGACATTAGATAGAGATTTGCCAAACTTCGGCTCTACAGTTGTAACATCACCACAAAAAACAAATACATATTTTTATCCATTTGATGGTATTCAACAATACTATGGGTCAGCATCAACAGTAGATACTAGAGTTTGGAATTTAAACATTGTTAGAACTAGTTCTGAAATAGGAACAACACCTACAATCAGTGGATATACAACATATGGTTCAATAGAATATAATGGTACAAAACAATTTTTAGGATTTTCGTCTGAAACAAAAAACCTAGGCATTGTACATTATACAAATAACTTCACAGGAAATACTTACGCAGAACAACTTGTAGAAGGTACAGTTAGTATTGATATACCACAATTAATGTGGCATCGAACAGCTGGAAATACAGGTCAAGTTATGAATTGGGGTGGTCAGTTTAATGACACATACGGGCCTACAATTTTTGATGCTATAGCACAAACTTCATATAGACCATTAAGAGACGGAAGCTCAAGTACTAGCCTAGAAGTGGGTAGGGTTTACCATAAGTTTAAAATCATTGTAATTACAGATCAAGAGCTATTACAGGCACTCACGTTCAAGTCAAATAGAAATTATACACTACCTAGTCTTACTTTAGATACTAGTCCTGCACCTAAATTTCCTCTTACTGAGTCAACGGCATCTCCTTTTGTCAAGAGTGGATATACATACTTTGTCACTTATTTAACAGAAAGTGATTATATGTATTCATCAGGCACTTCATATGGATATCCATATGCAATGCCTTGCGCTTATTATTCAGAGTTAAATGGGTCAACAACCGCTGCGTCTGCAGATTTGTATTTAAAAGTTAATTTCCCTATAAATGCTTTTCCTTATATGAGAAGCTCAACAGGTATGGACACATATTCTGGTACAGGATGGAATTCTAATAAGGTTCAACTTTTGGTAAATAAGATTGACTTAAATACAGATCCTTTTGCTCAACCTGGAAATTTAGACACAGATTCTTGGAAATTAATTTCCACTAATGAAGGTAATGGTATTTATAGTGGAGGAAGCACCAGTGTTGACTCTCTACAGCTTCAGGGTTATACATTTGTGATATCACAAGAAGATTATGATAGCGGAACAACATATTCGATGACAAACGCATATTCTGCATTTACTCAAAATATGGATTATTTAACATTTGGAGATGAATATATTTTCTACGGAAATGTAACAGCTGGAATTAGAGCTACTGTATTCAAATCAGTTCTTACTGCAGTAATGCCAGATACACAATATAATAGCACTTTGAATCAAAGTTTTGATCCAACATTCGATACTGATATTTATTTCACAGAAGTAGCTGTATTGGATTCAAAAGGAGATTTAGTTGCGGTAGGTAAACCTACTGAGCCAATAAAAAAGAATGTAAACAGATATTTAGCAATACAATTAGAAATAGATTTTTAAAAAAAATTTAATTTAAAGTATTTATTTAAAAGAATAAAATTATGGGAAAATTAGCTTCAGCATCCACAGTTTATGCCACCGCTTATCTTACAGAAAGGGGTAGAAAATACCTTTTTAATCAAGGTAATATAAGATTTGATGCCGCTGGTAATGATTTATTAGAGATGTTGTATTTCACCTTAAGTGATTCTGATACAAATTATCAAACCGTTGCAAGATTGGCATCTGGAGATGTTCCAGATATTTCTGGAAAGAATGATAATTGTATAAAAGCAACTGCAGATTACACTCAGAGTAATTTATTGTATCAAACGGTGGATGTTTTGGTGTTGGCTGATCCTCTATATAGCACTAACGCAGCTGATAATATTATAATAATGGATGTTGATAGTGCAACCGTGTTCCCTACTTCATCAGGAACAGATGTACCACCTGCTACAACAATTACAACACTACCTGGAGATACTATAGCACCAGGTGGTAATATTATTCAATAAAAACTTAAAAAAATTTAAATATGCCAGCAGCTTTACCAACAATAGCAAATATAAATCCTTATACTAACGCCGCAATCTTTAAGAAAGAAATTCAATTCTTTACGCAAGATGAGATTACAGGACAAAGTATAACTGAAGGTTACAATGTTAATGGTCCTTTTCATACAACAATTACTGCAATACCTCTAGCGGGTGGAACAAAATTTGTTGTACCTCTAACTACAGATACTGGTGCGGGCGCAGCCTTTCTAAAATTTCATTTTCCAAATGGAACATCTTCAAATAAGATGTATGTAACATTTGCTGTGAAAAATTCAAGAATGGCTGACGGATATTATGACTATACAACAGGGATACCTGCTACTTATAAAACTAAATTAAAAAACTTTATCGTTGCGCCAACTAGCGGAAACCAATTAAACTTAATTAGTGGTCCAAGAGAAAAAGCTATAAGATTCACAACTTATGGAAGTTCAACAAACAAGCCAGCCGAAGCTGTCACTTTTTACATAAAATTTAAAGCCGTGTTTACTCCTGCTATAACTCAGCAACCAGCAGATGTTGTTTTATCACCTGCACCAGGAGCTGGGGGCACAACGCCAGGATCTTCTACTCAAGGAGGTACACCAATATCAGGATTTCCAGGAAGAACAGGTATAGCCTTAAACACTATAGCACCTTAAAAATATAAAAATATAAAAATATGCCTAACGTAATATTTAAGCCAGTAACTAGTACGATTTCAAGTAGACAAGAGCAAATCACATTCACGGGAATGAATGGTAGTGAGCTAGTTTTCACACTTTGTGATAGAACGCAAACAACCTCAACAGAAGCTAATTATTTTTCTTCTTTTAACCTTCCGTATGAATATGCAGCTCTTTCAACTGGCTCTACTTTAGCCACTCAGTATCCTGAGATTTATCAATTGAATCGTGATAAAATTGTTATTGTGCCAATTCCAAAGCAAAGCTATAGCGAATTAATCGATGGTCGAAGTATTACTATGGATGTTCCTCAGCTTAGTGGAACTACAGGAATTAGCGCTAAAACTATTTATTCCAGCACCTATACGACTTTAACAAAAACAGACAACAATCCTGTACTTGGAGGTAATATAGCTTTTCTTTTCTCTGATGAAATAAATAAACCATATACAGGAGACACAAATAGCGGTCAATTCTCAAATGTAGGAAATACAACTTGGGGAGTTGGTTTAAATTACACTAATAGACCTGCAGCTGTATCTTATTCTGATTTAGGAGCTATAGATATTAATACTGATACAAGACCTTGGTCGGCTGTTAGTTTGGCAAATGTTGTCCCTGAAGAATACCCTACAAATACAAATCAAGGATATAACTATGACATTCCACTTGGCTTTGTTGCATTAGACAAAGGGTTTATCATATTTACCCACCCATCTATTGTAGACAATATACCTTGGCCTCTAGGTCAAAGTGAAACTACAGCAATTCCAAACACAACCTCAGGAACAACAAATATTTATTTTTCTGCAACGCCGACATCAAATATTTCCTATGTAGACATCAGCATAAATTACAAGACAACTGTTGTATGTTTAGCTTTGCCACAGGAATTTTATTTCTCAAACAACCCAAGTTGGGATTTTCTATACAACTACAATGAATTATTGAATCAAACAAATGGTTTTGAATCAGTATATGTTACAGAAGTAGGCCTGTATAATAGAATTAATGAATTGGTAGCTGTTGCAAAAATAAGCGAGCCATTGGAAAAAACTTATACAAACATCATTAACTTTACTTTGAATATTGATGTATAAATAAAAATACTAAATAAAAGAAGCCTTGATATTAGTCAGGGCTTTTTTTATGTTTAATAAAAAATTATTATGGTATTAGCATTAGATATTTCTACAACTTGCATTGGTTATTGTGTATTTAACAACGCAGGAAAATTATTAAAGATGAGTTGCGTAAAATTCAATAGCAAGCAAACAAAGTTTGAGAGACTAGAAAAGTTTATCGTAGAAATGCGTCAA